ATCTGACAATAGGGGTCGCGCTTCCTTAGACGGGATCGTTTAGCATAAGCCATAAATTCTAGACTAAATCCACCATGGCAGATCACCTGCTCGTTGCGTATCATCATCACATAAAACATTGATTCATTACTCCTACTAGTTGTTGACTAATGGAAATATATGGGAACTTGGTTAATAATTAATTAATGAACTTTTTTTGTTTAGGGGGTTGTATACCACGTCATCCCATGCTATAACAGTCATGTTATATCGAAACGTCAACAACTTAGGAGTATAAGACAATGACTAAACTAACAAAAACAGAATCTGATTTATTAACTAAATTAGCTCTGACAGTAAAAAAGCAGAGAAAGTACGATAGTTTGTCTCGTGCTTTAAAAGCAGAAAGTGAGACTATTCTTTCCGATATTCAAAAGACTAAAAATATTGCCAAGGGTGACAGCCTAAAAAATAAAACTGTCGCAGTTTCTTTCACTAACAGAAAGGGTGGCGGTTATGAAATTCCGAAATGGTCTAAATTTGGTGTNGATAAANTAATAGTACTNTAACCAACATGGGAGGGACAATGTCCCTCCCACCTTTTAGAAAGTGAGAAAGTAATGACTAAAGATTTTAAAACATGGCTTAACGAATGCGACAAAATTGTAGAGAGCAAACTCGCTCTATCAATTCATGACTTGCCCGATGCCGAATGGGCTAGTTATTTTGAAGATGGCTTATCGCCATTGGATGGCATCCAATGTGCTTACGATGATTATTGGAGTTTAGACTTTCAATTCATGGGCATTAATGAAGACTTTGGGGTATTTCAATAATGACAAATTTCATAAAAGGTATTCTATTCACATTGCCTACATTGGTTCAATTAAATCAGTTTTGGCATTCAACGTCAGGTTCAATTGATCAACTATTCTTGCAAGGTTATCTAGGCTTTGCAATCCTATGCTTATGTGTAGTGGTGCAATGTTCAATCATCTTCAGTTTGAAGGGGAATAAGTAAATGAAAACACCACAAGTAAAACCATCTTGGAACACTGGCATAGCTATAGGAAATGGTGTAGTTGTTGAACCTAAAACTCAAACCACGTTTAAAGCTTTGCCAATAGGTGCAACTTTTCATTTTAGGGATACTGCATACCCATCATTCTTTCACGATTGTAAAAAAGTCTCTACAAGATGTTATGTCCCAATAGATCAATCAGACTTACCAAAAATGCAAGTGGGTACAATATCTGTTGGTGTAACACCTATCCTAAAAAACTCCAAATAAGGTTCCAAGGCCATCCCAAAGTTTAACGGGATGGCCGATGGATCCCGCCCCAATCGGGCGAGGCCGCTGGCACTCGGAGAGTGAGGTGAGAGTAGTGTTTTGAACATATAACAGTGGACATTTGTCATTGCACCGTTGTCGGTGTACAATTTACCATTTAAGGTGGAATTTATGATAGTTCCAGGGTCCCTTGTCCAAGGGTATTTATTATCGAAGCCCTCGATGTTTTTCCCTTACAATTTTATTTATTTTTTATTTTCATTGGGTCCCATCTTGTGTGGACATTTTTTATTTTTTTTAATAATATGCTTTCATGTTAAATGCTTCAGATGAGGTGATGCGGGAGATTTTGGCTTTAGAGCAAGCCAAGAAGACTTTATCTATACGGGAGCTTGCTCAAGATAATTTCATGGTTTTTGTAAAGCATGTGTATGAGGGTTTTATTGAGGGCTCTCATCACAAGCAGGTAGCCAAGCAGTTTGAGCGGTTGGCGGTGAACCCTGGTTCACGGATCATTGTCAACATGCCTCCGAGGCATACCAAGTCAGAGTTTGCGAGTTATCTTTTACCTGCTTGGTTGATAGGCAAGAATCCAGAGTTAAAGATTATCCAGACAACGCATACCGCAGAACTGGCGGTTAGGTTTGGTCGTAAGGTAAGGAACCTTATGGAGCTGGAGATATACCGTGAGATATTTCCAGAGGTTGATTTACGTGCGGATTCGAAGGCTGCTGGTCGTTGGGAGACGGGTCAGGGTGGTGAGTACTTTGCTGCAGGTGTGGGTGGTGCGATCACTGGCCGTGGTGCGGATTTGCTGATCATTGATGATCCGCACTCGGAGCAGGATGCTCTATCGGAGACGGCCATGGAGGGTGCGTATGAGTGGTATACGTCAGGTCCTCGTCAGCGGTTACAGCCTGGTGGTTCGATAGTTGTGGTTATGACGCGGTGGTCGTTGAAAGATTTGACGGGTAAGTTGATTCGAGCGCAAGCGAACGATGTGATGTCTGACCAGTGGGATATCATTGAGTTCCCTGCCATACTTCCTAGTGACAATGTTCTGTGGCCGGAGTTCTGGAAGAAGGATGAGTTGTTAAGGGTCAAGGCTTCGTTGTCCTTGGGCAAGTGGAATGCACAGTGGCAGCAGAATCCTACGGCTGAAGAGGGTGCGATAATCAAGAAGGAGTGGTGGAACAAGTGGGAGAAGAAAGAGATACCTCCTGTTAGTTACATCATGCAGAGTTATGACACTGCGTTTAGTAAGAAGGAGACGGCTGATTACTCGGCCATTACAACGTGGGGTGTGTTTCAGCCCAAGGAGAGTGGTCCAGATAACTTGATTCTCATGGATGCGAAGCGTGGTCGCTGGGATTTCCCGGAGTTGAAGGCCAAAGCGTTGGAGGAGTATCAGTACTGGGAGCCTGACATGGTGTTGATTGAGGCCAAGGCCAGTGGAACACCGCTCACGGACGAGTTGAGAACGATGGGTATACCTGTTGTGAATTACACTCCCTCCCGTGGAAGGGACAAGCATACGAGGATGCACATGGTTGCACCCATATTCGAGTCTGGCAGGGTGTGGGCTCCAGAAAAGAAGTTTTCGGAAGAGGTTATAGATGAGTGTGCGGCGTTTCCGAATGGGGAGCACGATGACTTCTGTGACAGCATGTCCATGGCACTTATTAGATACCGTAAAGGGGGCTTTCTTCGTCTTGACAGCGACGAAGAAGAAGACGAGTCTACCTATCGTCCACAGATTAAACAATATTATTAGGGGTTAGGCTTAATGGTTGTTATAATTAGGTTGGCAAAAAACTTTATATTCTGGGTAGAGAGTGTCTTCTGGAAGTCGCAAAGGTTTCTTGTGCGTCTTGTGCAACGCAAGAAGTAGGTACATGTATGGATCCTATCACTATTGGAGTCGCTCTNGCCGGAGCTAAGAAACTCATTGAGATGTCCTCGGANCTCAAAGATGTGGCAAGTGCGCTCGATAATATATTCAGTCTGACTACNAAAGCNGAAAAAGCTAAAAAGGCTGCTGCGGGGGATTCAAGTTACAAGTCTGTTATTGCAGATGTGGTAACTGAGCGCAATAACCAGACACTTCTAAGGAATTTGTCCATTGACGTGGATGACAAGTACGGGTTTGGGACCTGGGCGGCTATTCAGGCTGAACATGAACGTCGTATAGTTGTTGTTGAGGAGAACAAAGTAAAAGCAGCGAAAGAACTAAGGGCGAAAAGGAAAGCTGACAAGGAGTTTTATGACAAGGTTCTGTATTGGATGGGGGAATTTGGCAAATTGCTTCTGGTACTTGGTATATGTGGAGGTGCGGGGTACATAATCTGGATCAATCGTTGCGTTTCAGGGAATTGTTGACATGTCAGACTATGAAATTGGTGTGTATAACAAGATTGTAAGAGAAAAAATACGTTCTGGAGAGGAATGGAAGAGTCAACTAGGCATTTCTGCGGCCTTTGAGAACGTATTATACTACGACATGGCGAATGCGGCTAGTATTGAAGAGGTTGAGCGTCGTGTTGCCCAACAATTCCCCCCTGAGTTAGGTTACGTATTGGATTTTATTCGTTTAGTTCCAAAAGATGAGTAATTATGCAGAAAAAGTTACAGGAAGGCAGTAATAGAAACGCTCTTGACCTGGATGGTGATGGAATAGTCTCAGATTTAGAGCTTGCTGCGACAGAAGCCTTGGATAAGCATCAGAAGTCAGATGCTCAACGTAGAATGGCTTGGGTTTCTATGATTTCTATGATAGTTTTTACGGCAGCAGTGTTTTTGCCTATATTTCCTGACGCTAGGATAAAGGCTTTATCGGATTTATTTGGACTTTTTTACATAGGTCAGGCTGGTGTTGTGGGAGCCTACATGGGAATGACAGCTTACATGAGTAATAGAAAATGATACAGGCATTAATTCCGAGTATTTTACCGGCGATTACAGACGTAATTGGTCGTTTTCTTCCTGAAGACAAAGAGGCCAAGGCAAAAGCGGAGCGTGAGATCGAAGCTCAACTTACAATGCACTTGGCAAAGATAGATTTAGCTCAACTAGACATAAACAAGACCGAAGCGGCTCATCGTTCTATTTTCGTAGCCGGGTGGAGACCCTTTATCGGCTGGTCCATGGGAATTGCAATGACATGGACCTACGTTGTGATGCCAATAGCACAATTCATACTGGCACAGACAGGTCACCTTGTTGATTTACCCGCCTTGGACATGAGCGAAATGATGCCTGTTCTTATGGGAATGCTCGGATTGGGTGGATTAAGATCATTTGAAAAGTATAAGAAAGTGAGTAAGTAATGGCTAAAGAACCTGTCTCTCTAATTGGATCTCCTATGCCNTCNCAAGGNATGCCTCTGGGCGGCACGGATGAGGAAATTGACATTGAGGAAATTGAAGATCCAACCGAAATTATCGAAGAGGAAGATGGTTCCGTAGTTCTTAACTTTGAAGAATTTGTATCGGAAGAACTTCAGGCTGAACAGGATGCTAATCTAGCCGAAGTTATGGACGAACGAGATCTGATGGATATTTCTTCAGAGCTGATTGGATATTATGAGGATGATAAAAGTGGCCGTCAGGAGTGGGAAGATGCCTACACTGATGGATTAGAACTTTTGGGTATCCGATATGAACAACGTGAAGAACCCTTCCGTGGATCAAGTGGTGTAACACATCCTCTTATTGCTGAAGCAGTAACACAGTTTCAGGCACAGGCTTACAAAGAACTTCTTCCTAGTTCTGGCCCTGTTCGTACTCAGGTTGTTGGTGCGGCAACTCCTGAAGTGGAATCTCAATCCCGTCGCGTTCAAGAGTTTATGAACTACCAGATAATTAATGTCATGGATGAGTATGATCCTGAGATGGATCGTTTGTTGTTCTATCTACCGTTAGCTGGAAGTGCGTTTAAAAAGGTTTACTTTGACGATATTCTTGATCGAGCGGTTTCCAGATTTGTTCCTGCTGACGATCTTTATGTTCCTTACAACGCTACCGATTTAAACTCCGCTTCTCGAATTACGCACTTGATCCGTATGAATACTAATGATGTTCGTAAGTTTCAGGCTGCTGGTTTCTACCGAGACATAGAACTTTCTCCTTACGATTCTNATGATGAAGTAAGAGAAAAAGAGCGTAGCCTGATGGGTGTAGAGAAGACAGCTTCAGACGATCAGGACTGCACGATCCTTGAGGTTCACACAGATTTAGATTTACCTGGCTTTGAACATGTAAGCCCGATTGACGGTGAGAAGACAGGAATCAAACTTCCTTACATAGTTACAATAGACGAAGGCAGTTCAAAGGTTCTTTCTGTTCGCCGTAACTGGCGAGAAGGTGATGAGTACTATCGCAAGGTTCAGTACTTCTCCCACTACAAGTTCTTACCCGGTTTGGGATTCTATGGATTTGGTCTTCTCCACATGATTGGTGGTTTAGGTCGTTCTGCAACTTCTATTATGAGGCAACTTATAGATGCTGGAACACTTGCTAATCTTCCCGCTGGTTTTAAGGCTCGTGGCATTCGCATACGTGATGCTGATGAGCCTCTTTCTCCTGGTGAGTTTCGTGATATTGATGTTCCCGGCGGTGCTTTACGAGATAGTATCCTGCCTCTTCCCTACAAGGAACCAAGTCAAACCCTGATGGCTCTTCTAGGTTTTGTTGTTGATGCTGGACGAAGGTTCGCAGCGATTGCTGATATGCAAGTGGGAGATGGAAATCAACAGGCTGCGGTGGGAACTACGGTTGCTCTGTTGGAGCGTGGGTCGAAGGTGATGTCTGCTATACACAAAAGATTACATTATGCACAGAAACAAGAGTTCAGGATGTTAAGTCGCGTGTTCGCAGAATCCCTTCCTCCTATGTACCCTTATAATGTACACGGAGGAGAGGCCACGATTAAGCAGACGGATTTTGATGATAGGGTAGATGTTATNCCTGTTTCAGATCCAAACATCTTTTCTATGTCTCAGCGTTTAGCCTTGGCTCAAACTCAGCTTCAGTTAGCTCAAAGCAATCCTCAGATGCATAACTTGTACGAAGCATATCGTCGTATTTATGAGGCTATAGGGGTTCATAACATTGAGGCTTTGTTGCCAGCTCCTCAACAGGCACAACCTACTGATCCAGCAATTGAGAATGCCAAATCCATTATACAGGAAACGCTACAGGCTTTCCCAACACAGGATCATGATGCTCATATGGCAACGCACATAATCTTTATGAAAACACCTATACCAGCGTCTTCTCCTCCCGTGTTTGCGCTTCTTCAGGCTCACTTGTGTGAACACATTGCCTTTAAAGCTCGTGGTGTAGTTGATGCGGAAATGCGTATGGGTATGGAACAAGCAATGCAAACGGGACAACAGCCTCCTCAAGTTGATGTAGAATCAAGAGTTGCAGAACTTATTGCTCAATATACAGAGGAAGTCATGTCTGCCTTGATGCCTCCGCCAGAGGGTGAAGTTGATCCTCTTGTAGAGCTTAGATCTAAAGAGCTTGACATAAAGGCTTCAGATGTTCAGCGTAAGGCTCAAGAGTTTGCAGTTAAGCAAAACTTTGAGGAACAGAAGCAAGATGATCGTAACGAACTTGTTCGAGAGAAGATCGACTCTCAGGAAGACATTGCTCTTCTACGGGCAGAGGTTAACAGAGATCGTATTGAGCAACAGACAAAACAGGGAAATTAGTTGTGGCTATCTCTCGCGCACAAACACCTAAACAGTTGACGGGTGGAAAGATTAAAAAGATTAAAAAGAAGAAGAAGAGTAAATAATGTTCTGGGATACAAAAATAGCTAGAAAACTTGCGTCTTGGGCGGCACGTTTGGATAATTATTTATGGGTAAAATGTTGGGGACTAAGAAGAGAAAGGCATCGTCAGTAATTGCTACTATCGTGCTAACGCTGGCTGCACCTTTACTATTAATTATTCTTACTCTTTCAGGTTGTCAAACAACACCCGTAGAGCCAGTTAAAGTTGTTGCACAACCTTTACAATTAAGATGTGCTCCGGCTACAGAAGTCATTTTGTTTTTAAAAAGAAAGTTTAACGAAGAACCCCTTTACACAGGACTATTTGGAAACAGTATCGTACTTACCGTCTTTGTTAGCCCTAGAAAGACTTTTACAGTTGTACATACGGGTGTAGGAAATGAAATATCCTGTCTTGTTTCATCAGGGGAAAACTTTAAAAAAATAAACTGGGAGGAAAAGAAAAGTGTTTAAAATACATCACACAACTTGGTTGTTTTCCAAAGAGTACCGTAGTTATCTTAATAAGGCTAAAACAAAGACTTTAGATGACGTGTCCATGCCTCGAAGGTTCAATGGTACGGTGATTAGTGACTTTGATGATTACGAACAAGACGTTATTACTAAATATCAACAAACTGTAACTGAGTAAAATTAAGGAGTTTATATTATGGCTATGAAGAAAAAAGGCGGAACTCGTAAGATGATGGGTGGCGGTGCTGCTATGAATAAAAAAGGTTACGCTAAAGGTGGTATGAAGAAGAAGGGTTTTGCTAAAGGTGGTGTAAACAAAAAAGGTTTTGCTAAAGGTGGTGTAAGGCACTTTTAATGTCATATTTACAAAGCAACATCCCGCATTTTCATTGCTGGGTGCGTAGAGAATTTACTAATAATCATGAGCGGTATCGAGGAGATTATCTTCACGCTATGGCGATTGCAGTTACTACAATTCCAGATCGTTGTTTGAGTTTTCAGGTTATTTTTACGGGTTGTGAAAGTGATGATACGGATGACGAAAATATTCATGGAGGAGCTATGTGGGCAAGGATGCCTATTACGGCTCTTGTTGCGGATACGCCTTTAGAAGATTGGCCTGATAGAATGATGACTCATCTTGTACAGCCTTGGGATTGTAGCTCTAGAGATCATTCTGTGACAGAATATGACAGAACAAGCTCAAGCCCATGGCTCTGTAAGATCGATGGAGAGTTTTATACAGGAAAGTATATGTTTACGGTCGATTATACGAATTCTAGAATTGCAGACGATCCAGCTCAACATAAACAAAGTCATGTTATTGAGCTTACAGATGCTGGAGCATGGACAGGAAATATAGTGGCGTTGCCCAATAATCGTGTTAGAACAACGAGTCCGGCTTTGTGGGAGACAGGTAAAGGAGCTCCAGACTTTAAACCAAGCCAGTGGACACATAGTGCAGAATCAGATGGAAGTTATATGGATCCATCGGTAACATTTGATAACTTATATAGTGATAAAAAGTAATGCTTTATGGCTAGAAAACCTGCTAAACCGATCAAACGTACAACCAGAGGTAAGGGTGCAAACTACCGCTCTACCAAAAGTGGTGCAGGTATGACGGAGAAGGGTGTTAAAGCCTATCGGAAAGCTAATCCAGGGTCTAAACTAAAAACAGCCGTTACTGGCAAAGTTAAAAAGGGAAGTGCTGCAGCTAAACGTAGAAAGAGCTATTGCGCTAGATCCTTGGGTCAGTTGAAGAAGAGTTCTGCTAAAACGAAGAATGATCCTAATAGTCGTATTAGGCAAGCTCGTAGAAGGTGGAGGTGCTAATTATGGTTTCTAAAAAAGTTAAGAAAAAAGTTAATAAAGTTATTAAAGGTCTTAAAAAAGCTTCTAAGCTACATTCTAAACAAGCCAAATCACTTAAATCTATTGTTTCTAAAAGAAATAAAAAAGGAAAGGGTTAATGTCTAAAACCAAGTCTAAGAAAGACGCTTGTTATAGTAAAGTAAAATCCCGATACAAGGTGTTTCCGTCTGCGTATGCGTCTGGAGCGATTGCAAAGTGTCGTAAAGTTGGTGCAAAGAACTGGGGTAACAGTCCGAGCAAGACAAAACGTGCTATAGGTGGAGCAGTTATGCGTGGATATCAAGGTCGTAAGGCTAAGATGTTCTAATGGCTGTTCGTAAGACAAAAAAGGGATCTGATCTTAAACGCTGGTTTAAAGAGAAGTGGGTTGACGTAAGAACTGGCAAGGCTTGTGGTAGGAAGAAGGGTGAGAAAAGAGGCACACCTTATTGTAGACCTAGCAAGCGTGTGTCTAAGAAGACCCCTAAAACGTCAAAAGAATTAACCTCGTCTGAGAAGAGGTCTAGGATTTCTCAGAAAAAGCGTTTAGGGCAACCCGC